AATCGTGTTTTCTAAAGACTCTAATTTAGAAACAATTGCATCCGTACTCCATGCCCCTACATTTAACTGCATTGCACCATCACCTTTACGCATAACTTCACCTCTATGAAAATCCTCTGCTAATTTAGCAATTTCAAAGTTAGACAAATCTCCTATTTTACTATTTAATGCTTTTGGAATAACTCTTTCGTTAGGGTGTAATACAGCATGAAAACCTCCTTTACCATCAACTCCTTGTCCATTACTTCCTGTATCTTCTGTACCGTCAAAATAAGCAGGTAATCCATTTGATACAGTATTTGCTAATTGATTTAATAAGGTAATATCAGTAAGTGTTTTTGTAAATGGATTCTCACCAATCTTAGCGTTTTGAATATTATTTGAATATGCTTGGAAGATTGTCATTGCAATTTGCAGTTTTTGAATTGATTTTTGTTCATTAATCTTTTGTTTTTCAGTTTCTAGTTGTTGAACGTCAAGCTGTGCTAAAGACTCTTGTGCTTGAATGTTACCAGCTACAGCTTTTTCACGTAAGAAGTCAGCTTGTGTAGACATACGCTCCATTCGTTTATCAAGTATGTCAATTCTACGTTCAGCCATATTAATATAATGCTCTAAAGACTTTTGAATTATGTTGTTTACAGATTCTGCTGTATTCTTAATTACTTCTAATCGTTTTTCTGCACGTATTAATTCAAGTTTATCCAATTCATCATTTGTCTTATCTGCTGAATCACGTTTGATATTAGCCATGTTTTTTTCATGGTTTTCTTGTAATCCTTGAATTTCTAAATTAGTATCAGCTTGACGTTTTACATCGTTTTCATACACTTGTGCTTTTTCTTTATCTGCACCATCTTGTATTTCTTTTTGCAATGCTTTTATTTGTGGAGCTGTATCTTTTAACCATTTACCTTCTGCTTCTATTTGTTTTTTAGCAGATTTAGATATATTAGTTAATTTTAGATTTTCTTCATAACCTGCTTTTTTTCTGAAATAATCGCTATATAATTCTTGAAGTTGTTTTTGTTTAGCTTCTTCTTGTTTTTCAACTGCTTCTAATTCATCATTAAATGTTTTTGTGTCACGAATCTTTTTATCTTCTTTTTCAGCCTTAAATCTTGCTTCTTCGTACTTTTTCTTTGCTTCATACTCTGCTTGAATCGCAACCTCAACCGCTCCTGCATTGTATTTACCAGTAAGATTTACACTTTTTTCTTCTGCTTGTAGGACGTTTGCTGTTTTATCTATTGCTTCTTGTAGTTTATCTTTTGCTTTTATTTCTTCAATATCCTTTAGTATTTCAAGCTGTCTACTTAGGTATACATTAGTTTGGTTATATTCGGAATTTAAGTCACGAAGTTCTTTTTTGTTTTGAATAATATCTTTAGATGGAGTACCTGCACCACCAGAATATTTAGTATTCATTACTTCCATATCTCGTAATTCACTAAAATATGAAGGCATTTCGGTATCTATACGAATACGTTTTGCTTTTAAAGCACTATATCTTTCTGCTTCTTCAAGTGATTTTTTTATTTTTTCATACTTACTTACTAGTTTATCTATTTCTTTTTGAGTAGTTGCAAATCTAGCTTTGTTCTGCATATCTGCTTGTGCTGACAATAAATCCATATTTGTATATGGAGATATAACTTTACCGCCTTCATATTGTTTTTCAATTTGCAACATTGAACCTACAACTGTTGCTCGTTCACCTCTTAATTTTTGTATTTCTGCTTTTATATTTACTTTTATCTCATCATCTTTTTGCTTCATTAATTTTTTATGCTGTTCATCAGTTATTTTACCTGCTTTTTTTAGTTCATCTAACCTTTCTCTCTCAATAGCAAGTAAATGTCTTTGTTTATCTATAAATTTATCAGCATTACTATTTCCTACGTCAGTTGCATTTTTATATCTCATATACGCTTCCGTAGCTAAATCAGTACCTTTTGCTAAACCTATAAAGTATTCAGTAAGTTTAATCAATACTTCCATTACAACTACACCAGTTAATCCTTTCAATGACATACCTAATAATGTAAACGCTTCTTTACCTCTCCAAGCATTTTTTATCATTGTCAATAATCCAGTATTAACTGCTTTCATTGATATTTCAGAAGCTATTGATATTGCTTTAAAAGATACAAATGCAATTACTAATTGACGTATATTATCAAGTAATCCACCAATATTATTACCTAACCCACGTAAAATCCCTGCTAATACTTTATTTACACCTACATTCTTTTGTGCTTGGTCGAAATATAGAGCAACATTATTTTTAAGTACGTTCCATGCTCCACCAAAAGTTTCAAGTCTTGCTTTAGCATTTGCACCAAAGTTACGTTCAAGCATGATAGCAAATCTTGGCATTACATCATCTGCCAATACTTTACCTTCTTTCATTAATTTACCTAACTCCGCTTCAGTTACTCCCATGGAATCCGCCATGATACCGAAAGCTCCTGGCAATCTTTCACCTAATTGTTGTCTTAATTCCTCCGCTGAAACCGTGCCTTTAGAGAACATTTGAGAGATTGCAAGCAATGAACCTTTGATATTATCATTTGACAATGCCAATGCTGAACCTGCTTTAATTACACTTTCGTAAATTCTTTTACGTTGTGCTAAACTTAAATTTGAAGATTGAGTAGATGCAATAAAGTTTTTGTAAGATTCAATAATTGAAATTAAATCTTGTCCGTAAGACAACGAAATATCTTTAAGGAAGGCAAAGTTCGCTTCATACTCTTTAGTGTTACTAGATACGTTTCTAAGCGATAAATTGAGTGAATCTAATTGTATCTGTGTATTGAATAATGATTTTACTACATCAACAACTCCAAATGCTAATCCTAATTGCATGAAAGCATTTTTCAAACCTCCGATAGCCTTAGAATAGTTACCTACATTACGGAAGTTATCACCTACTTGTGCATCTAGTTTTTTAAGTGCTTTATCACCTTCGATTGCTGAACGAGTAGTTTCCTTGTATTGTCTGCTTAGTTTGTAGTATTCTGCTGAGTTTTTCTTGCCTTGTTTTTCAAGTTCAATCATTTCAGCACCTAAACGCTTAGATTCATTCTTTAAATCACGAGTGTTTTGTGCTAATTGCTTGTAAGCATCAGATAAATCTTTTTGATTTTTTACAGCACGTTCATTCGATTTATTTATTTGTTCTTGCGTTTTTAACGTTTCACGTTTAGTTTTTTCTTCTTCACGTAATGCTTGTTCGGAAGTCTTTTTAGCTTCACGCATCGCAATTTCATTCGCTTTATTTACTTGCGTTTGAGCATCTACTGCCTTAGTTAATTCTTTAACCTTAACAATTAAATCATTAATTTCCTTTACATTGTCAGTTTTAATTCCATTTAATTCTTCTTTAAACGAAGTGCCGACTTTTACTAGTTCTTTATTTAATTCAGCAATCTTAGTTTTTGCTAAATCTGCACTTTCTACAACTACTTTAAATATATCGCCTTCAAATATATCAGAACTCTTAATCAAATTACTCATATCAACTAATATTACTTTGTTTTTCGTATTCTTCCATTATAGAGTAAAACTCTGATACAGAGATAATTTTCCAATCTAATCTATAACCTAACCATTTTCCTAAGTATATCAATGTCTTATCAATACTTAAACCTGCTTCAGAAGTCTTTTGTAAAGATACAATTTTCGCATCTTCTATTTCTATTTGTGTTAACTTGAAATTGTCTTTTGTGATTAAAAACTCACATTGCAACAACGCTTTTTTCTTTAGAATATCTAAATACTTCTTATATTCTTTGTTTACACCACGTTTCTGTAAGAAAGCATCGTACAACTTAGTGAATGCTTCTTGGTTACCAGAATCTTCTTTAGTTTCTAAATTAACGTACTTTACATCACCTTCAAGGCATTTCTGCCAATTAAACAATGGTATTTCTTCAATCGATTGATAGTGTCTTTCTTGCATACTTAATCATTCTTATTCTTATTTCACCTTTTAATGCTG